CGACATTTTTTTCTTCCCCGGTTGGTACACCGATAATTTTTTAATAGGTTTAGAGGTAGGGGGGGTATATTTCCAAATTTCACGTGATGGAGAAACAGCAGTAAATAGGTTTAATTCCGCAACAAACACGCCGCCATCGCTTGAATCCGTGGCAAGCATAAATGTTCTTGATAAAGGTAAACTTAAAATTTCACCTACTGTTTCACGATTGTATTCAAACAATCTTGCGGAAGTATATTCTTGATCAGATGGATCATATACAACACCGTAAATATATTTTGTTAATGCATTAATTGTAATTGATACAACCGTTACGATTGAAGAATCACCAAAAACATTCCCTAGATTTACCCATAGACCACTAGCAAGAACATAGTGCCAAAGCTCTTGCTGTTGTGTTTGCTGATTAGCATCAACAAAATACAAATCCCCATTTATTTCATCAACCGTTCCCAATGTAAATAATACAAGTGGAAAAGGAGTATCGGAATACATCGGTATTTCAATGGGATTACTTCCATCATTTTCAACGGTAAATAATTTGAATTCGGATGTCTGAGTATTAATAGCAACAATCCACAAAAACCCTTTCGCATCACATTGATATATTTCATAAACAAGATAACCCCCCAAGAATGTATCATCTATAACATCCCAGGTAGAAAAATCATCAGTGGAAACAACAAGCGAACTTGTATTAGTCCCACCATTAATGATATTTCCCCACACTTGCCCCGTGATTTCATTCACAGCTACAGAGGCGGCGGCTATACCATTTGTATTTACCATGCCTTGGCTAACTAACTGTTGCGCTATGTTCTCATAAACCCCACTTACAACATTCAGTTTTCCAATTGTCGAACTGTCTCCACTAACAACGTATAATCCAACATACAAATTCTTTGTGATGCTGTTAAAATCCATGCTATAGGGGCCAACTGTCGATTCTTCGGTTATCATCTCACCCTGAAAAGACCAAACGCCACCTTCTACTATGTCTACTACTACTCTTTCTACTACGGAAAAATGCCAAATTTCATTTCCAATTTGTCCCGAACTATCCGCCAGTGTAGTAATCACTACTTCATAAGGCCCGCCCACGGGAATAAATTCCGGTAACGCACTGACATCAACAATGATATCTATCGAACCATCCCTAGAATCCATCGCGTCAGGTATCAAAGCATAAGCTTTTGATTCAACTTCACTACGTTCTACACCACTAGAATCTTGCTCGATGACAAACGTGTAATCATTCGGTAAATTTATAACCGGTGGATAATCTATCCGAGCAGGGGCGGTAAACTCTTCAAATTGTATGATGGGGTTTTCATCTTTAAGCCCCATATAATAATAAAACCGGTAAACGGTATCATCCCATTCATAAGGCAAATATTGTGTGTGTATACTTCCATAGGGTAGCCCATTTCCTTCTATAACTTTAAAACTTACCGGACTACCCCAACCATGATAAACCTGTTCATCAGTGGGAATATTATCCGCACGATAAATAAAGGTATGCAAATCTCCTTCGCCATTTGCACTTATACCAACCGCAATGCTTGATTCAGTTATATTATGTAAATTAACGGATGTTATTTCCGGTGCATCATAAGTAGTTTGTACGAGTTGATAAACCCATTCATCACCCGTAACATTATCAACCAATACAAAATATACATCATAGGCTGTATTATTTTGCAGCCCTTCTAAACGTACCCCCGCAAGTGAACCGTTGCTAATAGCTGAAAAAAATGATGTGGCGGGGGCTGCCCCACCACTTGCGGTTCTAGCTAATATTTCTGGAATTGTTGGCGTAGGATCACCCGCTGGAACAACCACCGTTGTCCAACTAGCATCAATATCTACATCAACCCATAAAGAAAATTGATACCTACCTAGTGTATCTATAAATGGGTAACCGTCAGCAAAAACGGGAATGGAAGAAACCACCGGCACCGAACCAACAAGAGAAATCATCCCCGTTGGAATATTTACGGATTTATTACCCGGTGCATCTACAGTAAGAACTTCACCGGTTAACGCGATTGAACCAGTAGGCACATCAACGGATTTATCATCCGTTGTATTTACAGTAAGAACTTCACCGGTTAACGCGATTAATCCAGTAGGCAATTCAACTGCTTTTTCATTCGTTGTATTTACAGTAAGAACTTCACCGCTTAACGCAATTGAACCAGTAGGCACTTCAACTGCTTTATCATCCGTGGTATCTACAGTAAGAACTTCACCCGTTAACGCTATGGAACCGCTTGGCACATCAACGGATTTATCATCCGTTGCATCTACAGTAAGAACTTCACCGCTTAACGCGATTAATCCAGTAGGCACATCAACGGCTTTATCATTCGTTGCATCTACAGCAAGAACTTCACCGCTTAACGCGATTGAACCAGCAGGCACATCAACGGCTTTATCATCTGTTGTATCTACAGTGAGAACTTCACCGCTTAACGCGATGGAACCAGTAGGCACTTCAACGGCTTTATCATCCGTTGTATCTACAGTAAGAACTTCACCGCTTAACGCGATTAATCCAGTAGGCACATCAACGGCTTTATCATCCGTTGCACCTACAGTAAGAACTTCACCGCTTAACGCGATTGAACCAGTAGGCACATCAACGGCTTTATCATCCGTTGCACCTACAGTAAGAACTTCACCGCTTAACGCGATTGAACCAGTAGGCACTTCAACGGCTTTATCATCCGCTGTATTTACAGTAAGAACTTCACCCGTTAACGCGATGGAACCGCTAGGCACTTCAACGGCTTTATCATCCGTTGCATCTACTGTAAGAACTTCACCGGTTAAGGTAATGACACCGACTGGTATTGAAACTTCTTTATTATCAGTGACGGTAATGCTTGGCACTTGCCCTGTGAGGGTAATCGAGCCATCTGGTATGGATACGTCCACATCTGTAGTAACGCCACCACTATCAACAGTAGCCTGGTAGATGATGCCACCAACATTTACCGTGCGCTCGTCCGACTCTTCGTATATCTGGCCGTTGGGCAGTATTACCAGGCGATTAGCCATTTACGCCACCAGTGAGATAGTCGGGCAGTAATTTACGGTTACAGACGGCTTAGTAATATATGCGGTAATATCTGGTATGCCGTCCGACCCCACATCTACTGAAGTATCAATGTCGACGTAGTACTCATTGTACCCGGTAAGGTCTGCCGCGCCGTTTTTCCACGTCGAGCCGGTGTCCGCCGTTAACTCTGTTCCGCCCGTCAAAAAATTACTATTTCTAGTACTCAGAAAATTAGATACGTTTCGGGTCGTTCCGTCGGGATACGTCAACGTGAAGTAAATATCTGAGCCTGTTAGGGTGTCGGTTGATGCCAGGTGAATCCGCAGTATTCCAGTAGTGGTTAGCGTTGCTCGAAGCGTTGGAAAATCAAACCAAAAAGGGTTAATGACTGAACATAGCGCAGACGTTATGCACTCTAGGCTTGTTTTTGTTCCAGAGTTAAACGGTGTGGAATCGTTTCTGTGTACGCCCGAATCGTCTTGATCCATAACAGTACATCCGTTCGATATTACTGTAAATTGGTACTCTGAGTGCGCCGCATTATCCGAACTACCAGTAATAACCATGCGCTTATCTGCGGCAGGTAACAGGTTGTCCGTGAAGATAACACCGCTTTTTAGGGCGCAATTCTTTATGCGCATGTCAAGCCCGTGGTAGCTGTGAGTATCGTTGTAGAGGATTTTGTCAGCATGCGTTAAGTCCACGCCGGTAAAATGCGCCCTCCCGCCCCCACCGCCAAACCCATACCCAAAAATCCCGTTAATCGACCCGCCCACCGAGTTATAGACTCTGCCACCTGTCATACACAGTGTGGCTCCGCCCTGCACGTTAAGACGCCCGCCAACGTCCTGTATGTCTATGTCACTATTAATTAGTTTTAGGATGCACCCGTCTTTAGATGCCAAGCTCATTATGTCGGAATTTCCCGTAAGGATTAGCGTGCATAGTTCGGCTACTATCGCACTGTTTGTTGTGCCAGAGTTAAAGTTGTCCTTTGGCTGTAGCGTCAAGCCGAACAAGAACAAATCTCCGCGCAGGTAGTAACTCGCGTTACTATCACCGCTTAAAATTATCTCAGACGCGCCGGGGCTAGGTGTGTCCGCATTAGAACTGCTAACAGAAATTATAGCCCTTGGGCTGCCCCCGCTTTCCTCACCATAATACGTTATGCTGCCGCTATCGGTCTTAACATAAGCGTGAGTGTCTGCCAACAATATAATATCGCCCGCCGCGTATGGCGTAGATGGTATGCTGTAAACGTCTTCTATTTTATTGTAATACGCACTGGCACCCATCGCAGCAAAAGAACCCGTTCTAAGCGTTGTAGAACGCCCCGCGTCTAAGGCCGCCGTTCCACCTAATAGCACATAAAAAAAATTCATTACACAATCCCCACATATGCAGAAATCACCGCTGCATTCGTTTCAAGTTCTGCCCACTTGGCTTTTGCTGCGACCACGTCCTCAATTGAGCAATTAAGGGCAATTGCGTACTGTTCATCAGTAAGCCCCATAGACAACAAAGTAGGGCCGATGTCTTTCATCTTCTCATAAGCCTCATAAGGCTCTACAGAGTCGAAACCCTCTTTTACCCATGCATACTGTACCTGTGCTTGTGTGGCTTCTTTGTGCGCCGATTGTATCCCTAAGCTAACCGCCTCTTTTGCGTCCAGGTCTTGGACGCTAGACAGCACATCAGCCTCCAATTCGATTAACTTTGTGTCGGCATCTTCTGGCGTTGGGACAAACAGCGCACGTTGAAACTTTCGCCCATCATCTAGCACAAACAAAAACCGCGCTCGATAGCGCCCAGAATGGGGTTTCATACTAAGAACGCTTTTATTCGCTACTGGCATCTAAGACCCACCCTCTCTATCATTTTTCGATTCTTTCACTGCATTAGAACAATGGTGTTCATCCATAGCATGTAACCCTAAACAAAATATTCGGCATAAATTACAATGATGTTTATTTCTACCGAATACTTCAGAAAGCGTTACACCCTTTTCTCCAAACTCATCATCTAAACGAAACAACCAGTTCAACTGCGGGCCGAATTTAAAGTTTACCCACTCATCAAACAAAACCAATTTCAACCAGGTACTATCTGAAATAAGGCTCCGTATGAATTTGAACATGATTAGGTACCATCTAATGCAGTTTTAACTTCATCAATAGCACCTTGAACACCATCTAATTCCGCTTGCAAACGTGCGGTGGTATCTTTGGTGGTGGTTGATTTTGCAATTGAATATTTAAGCCGTTTTGCACGCTGAATTAAACGCACGATATCGGCGGCGGGTTTGGTGCCGGTTGGGGTTATTGTAAAACCTTTATTTTTAGCCATGGTTTTTATTCTCCTAAGATTCTACAAAAACGCCGTTCGCGTTCATGTTGAGGGTGAGTGTGTTGGTGTCGGTAACGGTGACATCATCCGGTGTATCATCTAACAAAGCATGACAACACACCTCATCCGGTGTGGTGCTTGTGCAAACGATAGCGGCATAATGCCCAGTAATTGGACCACCCGCCGCATCAAATGCCGGGTCATTCACATCAAACGTGACATCACCGCCCGAACGAGACCACGTTGGCGTTAGTGGTTGCGCTGCATAACCATTGCCTGATAGTTCATTGGTGGCGGTGGTGGCATCACCCACGGAAGTGGTGGCGATATTTGATGCGACTGTATAAAGCCGCATTTCAAAAACGGAATTATCCATGTCAATGGTGTTATCGCCTTTAAATTCTTTGAACCTGTCGTGTGGTACCCAAGCTAATGCGCCCATTTTTTTATCCTCTGTGATTGTTAAACGTAATCTATTAACCGGCGGCCAATGCTAAATGGTCTGCCAGCGATACCGCATCAACGTGCTGAGCGTGGATTTCAACTTTTCCTATTCTGGCTCCGCTGTTGTTGTTGCTGGTTGCGTTGGTAATTTGTGATAACAACCCACCCGCCGCCACCCGGCTTGTTTTGTTGCTGGTTAGGTTGGGCGGTGCTGGCATGTTAACGTTGCCGCCACCGATAACCCCAAGCTTTTCAAGAACAATCGATACACCGGAAGTAAGCAGGCCAAACGGATTTAACATTTTTAACCAGGGTTTGAAATCGATAAACCATTGTTTGATTTTATCGAAATTATCAATCACCCATCCCACCGCATCCACTACCGCCAAAAGCGGTGTGTATAGAAAATTTGTAATAAAATTGGATTCAATCATTTTTCGCAAACTGGAAAATTTATTGCCCATAAAAGTCATGGCGGTATCCCAGTTTTTATATAACCAAACTGCACCTACTCCCAACGCCACCACGGCGGCTATAATGCCCATCACGGGGGTAAATACCATTCCAGCACTAAAGGCCACGGCAATCCATAAACCCTTGAACAGTAAAAGAGTACCGCCCAACATGGTTAAAGCCCCAACCGCTGCAATTAACGCAATCACCCCAAGCGTTGCAAAACCAATCACCCTGGTAACGTTGGGAAACATGGTTGACCAGCGCACCAATTTATCGGTGAAATCCGCCACCATGTTCATTAATGGATTCAACACCACCATCAATTGTTCACCAATTCTTGTTTTTATCGCGGTGAAACCTGAACTCATCCGCTCCCATGAATTGGTCATTTGTAGCGCCATCAATGTGGCATTTTCCATGCCCTTAATGTTGCTCAATTCTTCCATCGAATTTTTGAGGTTGGTGGTTTTGCCTGATAACGATAGGATTAATGCAAGCGCCTCTTTGGAGCCAAACGCTTTATGTATAGCGCCTTTTTCCGCTAGGGTATCCAATGCCCCATATTTGCCGCGAATCTTCGCTAGAACCTCTAGCATCGGCAACAATCGCCCATGTGAATCGGTAAACTGTAAACCTAGTGCTTTTTGTGCTTTCCCGGCACCGGCTAAGAAAGCTTTGTATTTAGTTGCGGCCTCTGAACCTGACATGCTGGCACCCAATGTGCCCATGATGGCCATTTGGTTGGCCATGGATACACCACTTACTGTTGCCATCTCTCCCAAATTGGAGAATGATTCCGCCATTTTTGACCCGGTGGTTTTAAATATTTCAACCGCTTTTGCAGTTTGCCCCGCCACCATTTCCACCCAATTGGATTTGCCCATTTTAATGGCCGTTTTCTCGAAAACGGAATACATGGTGCCCATATAATCGGTGATGGTGGCAACGTTGGATTTTGTGGCTTTAGCGAGTACGGCACTTGCGTTGGTGAACTTTGCCAGTTGATTGCCTTCTAGGCCGCCAATCGCGGATTGTATATCATATGAGGCGCGCGCAAAGGCCGCCGCGTTTTCTCCAAATTTAATTGAAGAACGCAACGCGGTGTTTTGAAGGTTTTTTAATACGGTTTCAGTGACTCCAAGGCTTCTAACTTCGCCCAGTGCAGACATCATATCTTTTATGGGGTTTAGCAACCCCCCAAGCAATCGACCGGCACCGGCTATTCCTGCAATGCCTATGCCTAACTTCAAAAAACCCGAGCTGGTATGTCTTGTCATGCGGTCAACGTTGCGCATAATTTTACCGACCGGGCCGGAAACTTTATCGATAAGGGACACGCTAAATAATAATTTTTCAAGTTTTGATATCATTACCCTGTCCCATTAAACGCATTACTAATGCCGTTGCCCAATGAAAGTTCAAAGCGGTTCCAGTATTCGTTTTCTAAATACAACGCCTTGCCTAATTCATCATCATCTATCGGTTGGCCCGGAAACCATTTCGCGGCTAACAGTCTTAAACGGTCGTAACCGTTGGCCGCGATTTGTTCCGCTAGGGCTTCCGCTTTTTTACAACAATGTCCAAATCTGGCACATATTCTTCAACCACAAGTTGAACAATTTCCATTTCAGCGCCCGGTGTGTTTCGCATCAAATGAACTAACTGAGTCCGTTTGTCTGTTTCCACGGTGGCGGTTAAGAAATTAAACGCGGGGCCAACCTTTTGCGCGCCCACCTTGTTAACAAAACCATTGTATTCTTCACGGGTAACATTGAATGTGTAATCAATGCCACTAATGCATAATACAATTGCCTGTTTGTTTTTATCTTCCGTTTCTGTTCTTTCTTCTGTTTCTTTGTTCTTCTCCATTTTCCCGCTCCGCGTGCTGTTGTTGTAAAAGCTTATATTTAGCTTTTAGTGTTGTGAAATCTTCGCGGCCTTGTTCCCGCAAATCCCGCTTTCGCTTAAAATACAAATCAGTCCAATAGGTGGCAAAGATTGACGTAATACCAAAAATGGTTAGCCAATCGCTAAGTTCCCAACCTGCAACAATCCCAATTAATGATGTGATATAAGCTATTAACCCGGTGATGTTGTCTTGCATTTTAAATTCCCAGTTTTCATGGATTATTTTCAATTGCCCGATCACTTCACGGGATTAAAATTAAATGCATCTTTCTCTTTGCTGCCCATGGATGAACCAAAGAAAAAGCTAATTATCTGTAACCGCTCTTGCCATAACGACGAAATACTACCGCCAATGAGATTGCCAAGCGCCACCGCTATAATGGGGTTTGTGATAAAGTGCGCAACCGCAAGGTTTGCGATAAGCAGCAACAACACCGCCCACAAGTTCCATTTTATTATCCGCTCTGCGATCTTATCGGCCATTGTGTTTTTCTTGGCATAAAGTTCACGCGCCCCGGCAACATCAGCAAGGTATAATTTTTTTAATTCATGTTCTTGTTTTACTATTTCTTGTTTAACTTGATTGCTAAAACTCTTGTTTGCCACTACTAGTTCAACGGCTCTTTGTGGGTCATTTTCACCGGTAACAATTTGCGCAATTTGGGTAATCTTTTGCGCGGTTTGTTCACCGAAGTTATCCCCGATTTTTTCACTTATCCACGAGCCAAGCCCGGTGTGTTTAATTACAGTACTTGCCAGTGTGATTGCTGCTAACACTCCCATAAATCCGCCTTATTTATTAATGTGTAAGTGAAACTGTTACCCGTTAACGATGCCGCTTTGTAACACAGCGCCATGAAAATATTAAAATCCAACGGGTCTGCAAATACTTGGCACCCGGCGCTCCATTTATTAACTTGGATAGATTTGCGTTTCTCATTCGCCCGGTGGCAATTGATGCCAAACCACCCGTGGTATTCTTCACCGGCTGCGGTTGGTATGTTGTCGGCGTCTTTGTCGCGGTAAACGGTAATCATCCGCCGTTGCACAAGTGCGTCATAACCTTTATGTTGGCCAATTTTCCACAATGATGGATATTGACCCGGTTTAACAATGGCGGTGCCTTCCTCAACCATCGGATTTTCCAAATAGTATTTTCCAGGCACGGTGGTAATAGGAAAACAAATTGCGTTTTGCTCACCCTTCACCAGATACAACACATACAACGAATCAACAAACCGGTTGCTTGCGGTGTCATGGCTACGGACACCCACAATATTTAGGTTGTATTCGCCTTTGTTAAAAAACTTGAAACCCTTTTGGCGGAAAACAGATTGCATTCGTTTATACATTGTGCTCATTTCCAACCCCCGTTGCTTTATCGTTGTTGCTGCTTTTCTAAATCGGTTTGACAATCCACACACAACGTTACCCCACCCAATTTTTGCCGTGCCGGGGGTATCTTTGCCCCGCATTCACACCATGCTTTGCTCGCACGGGAAAAATTGCTTGTTGCCAACTGGGCTTGCAATGAACTTGCATTTAGCAAGGTTTGCAAATCCGTGGCGTTGTCTATCTGGTCGGCTGCCATGATTACAGTATGAAAGTTTCAGCCAACAACGTATCAATGTAAGGCACGCCATTTATACGGATAAAATCTTTGCCGGTGACATCAAAGGGTAGTGTGTGCATCACCTGTTCACCGCCCGTTGATTTGGCACTGAGCAAATCAGATATACGCAATTTGCACTCGAACGCCTCAATGTTCAAAATATCCGTTGGTGTTGCACCATTAAACACAAAATCAAAAGCAGACAATGATTGAAACGAACCGGCTGCTTTTGCCGCTGCCAATATCAAATTGAAATTGGTTGTATCAACTTTAATTTCACCACTTGCTGAAACATCGCCCGTGGTATATCCGTTTGGTTGGCCTCGTGTTTTTGCAACCGCTGTATTGTCTTCAATGCTTACACTCACCTCATCAACATGGATTATCATGTAGCCAATGAAAACATTGATATCTTTGCCGGTTAATCGTCTGGACATTTTTATAACTCCACTTTAAAAATTTGTTGTCGGGTTTTTCTGCAACCTGCGTTTTTTAGCTTTGGCTAGAATCAAGAATCACATTGGCTATAATTGTTTTTGGTGAATTGTAGGGCTGAACAGCAACAAATATATTCACCTCGTTTGAATTTTTCCAAGTGAACACAATGCTTTCATCGGTCGGGCTTTTGATGTCACCCGGTATTGTAATGCTGTTAAATTCCGTGGCTTCTGCCATTTCCCGAAGCGGTTTCATAAAATAGGTTTTGTGTTGTGCGATGCTGCCAGAGGTGCTGTTAAGTGATCGGTCGGCAACTTTGCTAATAGCTTTTAATCGAACCTTTCGACAGGCTTTGTCGACCACCCGCAGATTTTCAATGACTTGATAATCACCGCCATCAATATCCAAACAATTTGCATCGCCCCAATAGGTTCCCGCAACATCAACATACTTATAGATACAGCTAAGGCGCTGCCCATCTAACGCGGCGAGTGTTGCCGATGGCAATTCAATAGCAGCTGAATCAACCGGGGTTTCACCCAAGCCAACCACCGGGCCGGTGGCAAAACGCATTGGTGAATCCGCTATTGATATAGAACGCTTACAAAGCCGCCCAACCAATACACCCAAATCATTGCCGTGCAACAGTGGCACAACAACCACCCTATACGCTGCAACACCGTTGGTGATGGCCGTTTGTGCCGCCAAATATTCCGCCCAGGTTTGGGTTGAATCGTTGATGGTTTCGGATGCGGTTAAAATGACTATGCGCCGCCCCAATGATGTGCGGATTGATTCCGCTTTGGTTTGCATCGCTTCCAAATCGGCGCTTGCTGTGGCTGGATCACACAACACCACTAATTCTGGCGAGCAACCAAGCATCGCGGAATCTAGCGTATCCTTCCAATCATCACCGTTGGTGATAGGCACGGCCCAAGCTTTCCAATTAGATCCGCCGTTTGATTGGGCAGCTTCAACTTGATCTTTGATAGCACTTGATATCGTACCAAGCGCATCATCTAAATCACTTTGCGCATCCAATGGAATTAGGCTGTCAGTATTGGTTGCACCCTCTCCGATAAATAACGCGGCGCGCTCGATTTCGTCGGTTTCACCTTGCGCCAAATTTAGGTTATTTACTGCTATTTGTGGTTGTGCCATTATTTTGCCCTTTTGATTTGTTGCAAGGTTTGATCGAAAATTATTTGGGTAAATTCATTTACGTCTTTTTGGGTTGCCCCTAAAAAACTACGAATCGGTGTTGGTACTACCCAACGTTTCACGCTGTCTTCATCCCGTAAAATTCTAAGCACTAAACCGGCTTGCTTCATCGTCATGTTTTGTACAACATGTTTAAGGCTGGTAAGCTTCCAACCCTTGCCGTTTTTGCGCCGTATCTTATAACCCGCATCCCTTAATGCCCGTGCTTGTGCGCGGGTGGCGGGTTCGTCTTCATCGGTTGACCCGTTTTGGGCCATCACTTTGGCCGCTGTCATCACCTCTTCAATACCTTCTTGGTGCTGGCGTGCAATCTTGCCGGTGGATGGGCTGGCAAAGGTTATATCCACTTTGCGCGGCGTACTGAATACCGCTATTTTTTTTCCCAACTCCTTCAACATTTTGCGTTTAACTTGTTTGTTTTTCCGTGGCTCCCAAGCCTTACCATCCAACCCCTTTTGGGCGCGGATGCGTTTTCTTGAAAGGCTTCTTACCCTTCGCCCCACTTGCGCCAACAATCGTTTACGCCGCATCGCTGGCATCTTTAATAATTTCATTTGTTGCATCACGGTGAATTGACCACCGGCAACAAATCTAACCGACATGAACGGCATCGGTTGGTTTTTGGCTGTCATCGCCTACGCCAATTGCATCCACCACGGTGCCCGCTGCATCATCTGATAAACTCCACGTTTCACCGAGAAAATCAATCAAACCATCGGCATCTTTTTTAATGCTAATATCTTCAATAAATTGAATACTTATACTCACCTCTGCGGTTTTGTTATCGACTTCATCAACCTCTATGCTGGGCGGTAGTAAATCGTCACTATCCCGGCAGGCATCATTTTCATATAACCACGTTGATATAAACGCAAATAACAAATGGGCATCACCGGCAAAATCTTCAATGAATAAAATGGCGGTGTATTCAAATCGGCAAATCAACAACCCATTGCCCAAATCTTTAAAACCCTTGGCAAGTGTTGCGCCTTCAACATAGGGGGTTAATTTTCTAGCCGCGCAAATCTTTTTATCTAATAGATAACTGGTTAGGTCTTTTAATTTTTGTGCGGCCATAGCTATAACAACTCCACGGTGATGGTGGTTTCTATGCCCTTTAATTTACGCACTGCTCTATTACTTAGGGTTTTCCAAGGCGCGGCCAAATCAATGGTGGATTCATCCAAAGACATGGCCGAATCTTTACGGTTAAGTGATGCAAATTCTGGAATCAATAGGGCTTTCGCGCGAGAAAATACGGCTTGAATATAATGCATTTCCATTTTATTCACGCCGTTGTGTTCTGTCGTGTCAACCTCTGCCAATGTGGTTGCCCCGTCCAATTCCCAATCATCTTGAATAACGGCCAATTGATCATTGATGTTAACCATTGCCAATAATATTTTATTGGTGACGGTTTCAATTTCATATTTGGCCGGTATGTTGTAATCACGCTGGAAATCACCCAACACAACATTGGGATAAAACCCGTTGTTAGTGATCACGGTGTTTAGGTAGTCTTCTGTCTTGCCGCTAAAATCTGACATCAAGAGTTTCCAACGTGGTTGCTGTATCCGAAGCGGCCATGAACTTGTTTGAAATTCTGGAATGTTTCACAATCCACATTTTTCACAAGACAGGCCGCGACGCGGGGTAGACGGTTTATTTATGTATCTGGTGTTTCTGGTGTTTCTGGTGTTTCTGGTGTATCTGGTGTATCTGGTGTATCTGGTGTTTCTGGTGTTTCTGGTGTTTCTGGTGTATCCGGTGTATCCGGTGTATTTGTTTCAGCCATACGTTCAATCACCTTGGCGCGTTTCTTGGCAATACCGTGGCGTTCTGGGTTTACATCAATACACTTGTCGTACCATTCAAGCGCGGTTTCATCATCGCCATCACGTTCCGCAAACATTGCCGCCAACTTGTATATTTTGTTATGAACAATGATTTGTTCAACATGCCAGGCATCGGTTGCGAGTATCTGTGTAATCTGTTCAAAATAGGGGTAGGCGCTTTGTTTTAATCGGTATTGCTCATTGGCCCAATCAAACACAGTTTCCGCCACCACCGTGGCTAGGTCGCGTTTAAAGCGTTCCGGCATCGGTTGATCCTGTTCAACCGCAACCATTGCAAGTTCTAGCGCGGATTCAAAATCCTCAGTATCCAACAACCAAATAATGATGGTGACCAATACAAGGTTTAAATAATTTTCACCGTTCTTGATGTAACCTTTAATAAATTCTATGTACTGAGGAATAAAGGCTTTTTTCAGCTCGCGCTTTTCGCTCTTGTTCTTGCCCTTTAACACGGTGTTGTTGTTTTCAAGTGCAATCAATGCGGTTTCGTAATCGCCTGGAATCGTTCCCAACTTGACAACCTCCGGCACGTCTAACAATTCTTGTGCCGCTGTTTCCAGCTCACGTTTTTTATTTTCTGCTGCTATTCGGCGTTTGTGCGCCATTACCGGTGATAAAGCCATGTTAATAAACCCCAAGCGTTTTTTTAAAATACTGTTGTTAATGAAAGCCCACCCAACGGATGGGCTATCTTTTTTACTGCTTTTTTCTAATGTTGTTGTGACTGGTTAACCGGGATTAAGACCAGCCTGTACCATCCCACAATTGCACATTGTCAGATTCAGCAGCGCCGACTTTCTCGAAATCCTCAACCACATAACATTCATTGACTGAATTGTAATGCTCAACGCGGCTGCGCTTGGAATTGTCTTCGATGTTTTGGCGAATAGAACCATCTTGGTAATAAACAGATATATTTCTAAATGGCGTAATGAATAAGCCACGGGCTGGAAAAAATGGAATCTGGTGTGCAGGTAACCCGGCATAAGTGCGCGTAACTGTTGCCAGTTCAATCCGCTCTTTTTCCGATGGCGTCGAACCTTGCGCGGCGTATAACTGCGCCTTGTCGTCACCCAATAATTCTGAACCGATGATAGCGACTAAATCCGAGCTTTCACGGAATAGCGGTGAAACCATGCCTTTAACATCTTGAACAAAGCTGTCTAGGTTTGGATAATCCGCACCGGCACCCTCACCCATTTTAATCGCACCGGATGCGGCTACACCTTCTGCCAACATATGAGAACCACCATCAAAATTTCGGATGTGTTGCAACCAACCAATGTTGGTATCTTCGCCCAATGGATAGGTGACGGAATCTGTCACCGTGGCGGCGGTTATACCTAACCAACCGGTGCGGATGCGGGAATGGGCTTGTGCTAAACGGCTATACTCCATGAATTTTTCGTGCAAGTTAGGAAACTTGCTCCATGCATCCATAGTTTTCCATTTCATGTGGACATCGTATTCTGTGAATTTACAGTGGTAAAGTGTGCCGTCAAGATTCAACGGGTCACTGGTTGAACGGTCGGTGGTGTCGGTGTCGGTGCGCTTGCCCAAAATAGTTGACACGCTACCCAAGACCTTTTCACCCGACATATCATCCACGGCTAAAATATTGATTTGTTTTAAGAACGCGATAGATTCAACAATTTGATCCATCAAAATCTGTTGAATCGTGGCGCTTGCGGCAAATTCAGTGGATACACTGTCGACGCCGTAAGTTTTCGCCATTGCCGCACACATGGCATTAAATTGATCTCTTGCTAATTTACGCATTTTCTAATCTCCGGCAAATGGCCTTTTTTTTGGGGGGGTAAATGGGTTAAACGTGTTTTTTGGTTTTGTGTTTTTTCTTAATAAACCGGTGGGTGATCATCGCCACCTGCATCGTCACCCGCTGGCGTTTTCTTTCCGTCAGGCTCTTTTAGGAGTGCTTCAAATTTCGCATCAAGTGCGGTGAATTTTCCTTCCAATGTCTTGTTGGATTCTGTCAATGCAGTGTTGGCAGTTACCAAAGTTTCATTGGATGCTTTAAGCGCGGCAAACTCTGTTGAAAGTTTTTCGCTGTTTTCATCATCCGCTTTAGGTGCGACTTTTGCCGCTTCAGTGATGGCGAGTTGCATGGCTGAAAACTTCGCATCAAATGATGCGCCAAGGCTTTCTTGTAATGCTGCTAGTTGTTCTGGGGTCATGTCGTCATCATCCTGGTTGGGTTGGGTTATTTTCTTAAAAAAACGTTTTAATAAATTCGGTTCTTGTGTTTCAAGGTTTGCGGAATAATCGATTTTATGGCCGCTGAAAAACTCGCTTGGTTGTTCTGGTGTACTGGATTGACTGGAATATTTTAATTCATGGCAACCGGCGCTTGCGGGGTCATTGGTTGCACCAAGGCCGCCAAGGTAGGTGAAACCCTTGCCCATAAAATTATGTTTAAGTTCGATTGATGAAAATAAAAATTGACCTTCTTCGTTGGCCCGAATTAATGAATTGTTGGGGGCTGTGATGGCGTATAAATGTATTTCGCCTTCAAATTCTTCTTCCTTGGAATGTTCCCATTTCAGCGCGTTAACTCTCCCGCCACAATAATCCCTGTCGTGGTCTGGCCAAATCATAGCGGTGTAAACTTTCGGATTGTAATTATCCGCCATCTGTTTTATCCAAGATTTCTTAATAACCCGGCCACTACCATCAACAGTAGGCCCACTAGTTGCGACAATTACCCAACCGGTTTTCAAATTTCTCGCCATAACAAAAACACCATGTTTGATTTTTGGTTTGTTCTTTTATTTCGTTATTGCAAATCTACAACCGGTTTTTAATCTTTTCAAAGAAAACAAATCCTAGAAATTCCTATTTTGCGTTTATAGGAATATCTAGGAATCAAATGTGCGGTTTGTTAAAAAATAGCCCGTATTATTGGAACATGGCATCAAAGATTGCGGATGAAATAAAAGAGGCGGCCAAACTTCTCTACCTTAAAAAGTGGACGCCAAAAGAAATAAAAAACCAGCTCAACTTAAACAGTGAACGGGTGGTGTATCAGTGGGCGGCGAAATATAGCTGGGCATCGATGTTGCAACATGAAACCGTGGAACAAGCAATTTCACGGCGGTTGGTACTTCTGGCAGAAAAAGAAGAATTAACCGAGAACGATTTAAAAATTATGGATCGGTTGATGGGGCAACTGGATAAAATAGCCAACATCGATCTAAAAAAAGCCCGCATCCTAAAAGAGAAGGCACGCACCCAAAGAGAATTGGACGGGATAGAGAGCGGCGGCGGTAATAAACCAGGTAAACGCAAAAAATCCAATGACATATCCGGCATCACCAAAGAACAATTGGAAAAAGTGCGCCTTGATTTATTTTATGGTTACCAACAACGCTGGCATGATAACTTATTAGAACGCATCCGGTTTATTTTAAAATCCCGCCAAATTGGTGCCACCTATTATTTTGCCTATGAGGCGTTTGAAAACGCGGTGTTAACGGGTGATAACCAAGTATTTTTATCTGCCTCCCGTAATCAGTCCAATATTTTCAAAGCCTACATTATTAAATTTGCCCGCGAATATTTTGGTGTTGAATTAAAAGGCGAAGTTATCACCCTATCCAATGGCGCGGAATTGCGCTTTGTGTCTACCAACGCAAGAACCGCCCAGGGTTTTAATGGTCACCTTTATATTGATGAAGTGTTTTGGATAGCGAACTTCAAACAAATTAATGATTTAGCGGGGGGCATGGCATCACATAAAAAATGGCGCAAAACCTATTTTTCCACCCCATCGATTAAATCCCACGGCGCGTTTCCGTTGTGGTCTGGTCAAAAATACAATGATGATAAAGGTAAGGAATATGAATTTGACCTAAGCCATGCCAGCCTAAAACACGGGGTAAAAGGTAAAGATAATATTTGGCGCAATGTGGTCACGGTGGTTGATGCCCAAGAACAAGGCTGTGATTTGTTCGACATCGACACGTTAAAGGATGAAAATTCCGAATCCACCTTTAACAATTTGTTTATGTGTCACTTTTTAGAGGCGGGTTTATCCGTTTTTAATCTTAATGATTTGTTAGCTTGTGCGGTTGATTCCAACGTGGTGTGGGTTGATTTTAAAAAGAAAGAGCAACGCCCCTTTGGCAACAAACATGTGTGGCTGGGCTATGATCCCGCCCGCCACGGTGACAAAAGCACCTTGGTTGTGTTGGCACCGCCCGACCCTGAAAATCCAAAATTCCGGCTGTTAGAGAAAATGCAGCTAAAGGGGTCATTTCAATTTCAGGCCAACACCATTGAAAAATTATTTGATCGTTACAACGTGCAATTTTTAGGAATCGATTGCACCGGGGTTGGGTTGGGTGTGTTTGAACTCGTGCAAGCGTTTTATAGACGCGCCACACCTATCCACTATGGTATTGAATCCAAAACCAACCTTGTATTAAAAGCCATTGATGTGATCGAATCGCGGCGGATGCAATGGGATGAAGAACACACCGACATGGCACCGGCATTTTTACAGGTTCAACAAACCACCACCGGACAGGACAAAATCACCTATGTGGCGGATAGAACCTCTGAATTGGGACACGCGGATGTGGCGTTTGCAATGATGCACGCCATGTCAAACGAACCGCTAAACCGTAAACAACGTAAAGTTTCTTTAGGCATCGCTAGTTAGGGTCAAATTATGAAAGCAATAACACGCCGCGCATTCTCCAACAATTACACCGATAGTGGCATGGTGTCAAAACGCCAACAACAAGGCGAAAAAGGCCGGGGGCCATTGGCGTTTTCTTTTGGTGATCCTGAACCTGTATTGGGTAACAACATCACCAATTATTTGGGGGTTTTTGTTGATACTGGTGGGGAATTTTACGTGCCACCGGTTTCCATGTCGGGGCTTGCTGACATCATCAGCGCCAACGCGCACCATGAATCTGCTTTGCATTTTAAGCGCAACCAAGTGTTAAAATGGTATATCGATAACACTATTTTAACGCGCAAAGAATTGGCAAAAGTGGTGTTTGATCGGTTTGTTTTTGGTAATTGTTATTTGCAAAAAATCTATAACCGTTTTGATATGGTCATTGGATTGAAACACTTGCCCGCGTTATATATGCGCAAAATGAAAAAAAACGATAACCAATATTGCAAACTGCAAAACGGTGGCCGCCCCCCTATTCCGTTCAAAGTGGGCGAAGTAATCCACCTAAAGGATTATTGTGTTAAGCAACAAATTTATGGTATTCCTGAATATTTGGGCGGGGTTCAATCCATTATGTTAAACGAATCCGCCACCCTGTTCCGGCGCAAATACTATGATAATGGTGCCCACATGGGGTATATATTTTATACGGCGGATGCTGATTTTGATGAAGAGGATGAAAAAGCCCTAAAAGAACAGATTGCACAAAGTAAAGGCGCGGGTAATTTCCGGTCTATGTTTTTGAACATTCCAGGGGGTAAACCGGATTCCGTTAAAATTATACCGGTGGGTGATATTGCCACCAAAGATGAATTTGAGAGAATCAAAAACACCACCCGTTCCGATATCATCAGTATTCACCGCATCAATCCGGCATTGGCTGGGGTTATGTCTGAGGCAAGCGGCGGATTTGGTGACATCGAAAAAATAAGCCGAATTCAATATGAAAATGAAACCGTCCCGGCACAATTCATATTTAAGGAAGTAAACCAATATTTACGCACCCAAGATGCCATTGGTTTCACAATTCCAGAATTTGCCGACTAATACAGAAACAAGCCCATTAAACCCTCCAAAACTCAATAACGCGAAAATTCACAATAGTGCGAATTTTCGCGTTAGGTGCTATTATTCCCTCAACCAAAAATAACGGGGGTTGTTTATGCGGTGTAAATGTCGATTTTGTGGAAGTGTGGCGCGGATTACGTCAAGCAATGAAATATCATTAGAAGTTACCCACCTATATTGCCAATGCACAAACCCAAAGTGTAACGCGGTAACGGTTCGGGATAATTCCTATTCTCACTGTTTGCGCCCCCCTATCGATGATATTGATACCCTGTTTTTAGACCGGTTCAATTCCATGGGAAAGGAGCAACAACAACAATTATTGCGTCAAATGACCGGCAACAATACCCCCCTCAACTAGACCCAATTGTTTATCCATATCATCCAGAATCAAAAATAACCCTGCCAAATCACTGGCATTCAATTGCAACACATCATCCGTTTGGCGTTGGGTGATCACGGTTTGTAAAAAACTGATTTTCTTGCGTACTGCGTTAATACTTTTCATTACTACATCCCAAAAATGTACGGCGTCCCCGCCGAATTCCAATATTCTAATGTCCGTTTTATTACTTTTTCTTGGTTTTTTCTTGTTTGTTTCTTGTCTATCAATGATCGCTTGGTTGGTGGTCGATTCAGTGTAGGAGACAATGCAAAAAATAAAAGTCATTATAAAAGACCAAACCAGCAAGAAATTGCCGGTTTTCCTAATGGCCGCCTTTACTCTGCAAATTTTTGCCGATACGGTTACTAACTAACAGTTTTCAACACATCTTGTTTCAACTTGTTCTGGGGTTTATGCAATTACCTACCGATTTTGACAAGACGGATTTTGTAAAGAAACTAAAGCAAGCACGGAAAAAACAGCAGCTCACAAAAAAACAATTAGCGCAGCTAATAAATGTTAGCGAGCGCACCTATTCAAGCTATGAAAATATCAAAGATAACCGATTGCCGCGCATCGATACGGCGCGTTTAATGTCAACCATCTTGCACATCAGTTTGGAACAATTAATTTTAAAACAGGACAATATCACCTTGGATGATACAGAAAAGGAATTACAACGCTCACTTGAAAAACGTATAGCCAGTGATCCCATGTTTGGCTTATACCTGCGGTGGGTGGTGCATTACAGTGATGCGCGGATAAAAAATTTATTGGATGCGCAATTGCTGGATATCACCGAAGGATCAACCCCATCGACCAAGTGAGCTGTTTCGTATCGCGTCGATGGCTCGGGTGATGGCCTCGATGTTGCTGGTGGGATTTAGTTGTTTGATGATGTAAGAATGCACGCCCAAATCAAATGCGGCATCGATGGTGGTTTGGTGGTTGTGGTGGGTGTAGATAACAACGGGGCAATAATCGGCGGATGATATGCGGTGTAAATCCTTAATCAGTTCAAGACCGGTGCCATCCGTGCTGATATCAAAAATGACCGCATCCAGAGTGTCAACACCCTTGATGCAGTCAAGTAAACTACCGACATCATCAAAAAAAATAACGCTGTCGTTTTCTATCATGCTGGAAAAAATGGCCTGCAAAAAAACCTTGTCATGTACATTATTTTCTAAAATGTAAATATCCATGACGTTCCTTGTGTTTGGGGCTTTGTGCTTACCCCACAGCATAGCCCCCTACCACTAAACACACAAACACCCAACCTAAGGTGCCAACCATCAACGCCAATCCTAGTGCCATGTACCACAATAATTTTGTCGCTATCCGGTAATAGAAATAAAAGTAAACGATACCTAACAACAAGTTGTCCCAATAAACGAAAAATATCCAATCCAACCACACCACAAAAAATGGCAATTTTTCAATATCAATATAATCAATTAACATGATGTTTTTCCCACTAGTGTTAGGTGTGGTGTTTGTCGGTGTGGTCTTTTAGGTTGTTTGGCTTGCATTGGTTGCTCACGTCGAATCACCGCCCACACATGGTAGGGAGCGCATTGATTACCAAATTCTAAATAGGTTTTGTTAGTTCCCCCTAAGTATCGATAAGCCTTTGCGGTGGAAGGTTTTGGGCAATCGTAAACACTCTTGTTAATTTCGATAGAAATCTTCTCCGCTGCATCATCAACAGTGTGAAAATATTCACCCATAAAACCCGCTAAATTATCCACCCGCCCGGTGATAACCTTGCCAGTGCCTTGATGATATAACACATCGTGCATGAATAATTTCCAGGATGCGGTTTTTTTAAATTCGCTATTCATGCGATCACCTGTTGACGTAATAAATAAAATTTACCTTTTTTAACCACATGGTTCTCATCAATCAACTGTTCTAATAAATGCCTTAAATGTTCATAGCGTAATTTTAAGTTAGGCCAATCACTACAAATGGGTTTTATGGAAAGTTTATCGCCATAGCACCCAGCCAACATCTTTTCAACCACAGGCCGCAAGTTCAAACCGTTAATTGGGCTTATATATTTTTGGTCAAATTCTTTCATGTCAATACCTTGTTGCGGGGTTAATAATGGGTTGTCGATGGCGGTGGGTTTATCAACATAACCCACTAATTCGTTGCCATTGTAGACCGGTTCACGTTCCACAATGTTGCCCTTGGTATCGAATAACATGGGTTTATCCGCAAGTTTTACCGGTTCATCAAACGAGCTGGTTTGGTCGGTTGCTTTTGATATTTTTATAGCCGCGCCTTTTTCCCTTAATCTGGCCAATCCCGCCCAATCAATAAAACTTTTTTCATTTGCTGGCGGTTTGCATCCGCCATACATTTTTTCAATTTCACGGTCAAAATGACGTATCAATTTATCATTTTCTGTTTCGTTTTCTGTTTCGTCTTTTGGTTTTGGTGGTTTGATGTCGGCCAATAGCGGGGTATTTCCTTGCACCAATAACAACGCATAAATGCCACACACATCAATCAATATCGCCACCGCGATAAATGACCAGTGCCGCACCGTTCCCATATCTATACCCGTGACATTGCTTATCACTAAAAACGCCGCCGAGGTGTTAACGCTGGAAACTGCTGGGGTGTTTCGTGCGTTCAATAACAGTCGCTCTTTTTCCGCCCGTAATTCACTGAGGGGTTTTAAGTGAATAGCGGCGTTTTTTCTAAAGTTGTTATCCGCATCCCCCTCTGCCACCGTGTTAATCGTGTTCATTTGTCTATCGATTGATTCCAGGCTTTGTTTTAATGCTTTGTGTTCAAAGCTTTCGTTTGTTTGCCGTGTTGAAAATGTGGCGCTGGCGGATTCAAAAAAACCAACGCTGGCACAAATCGACACTGTCAACAAAACACACCCCAATAAAATGGTAACGAAACTGGCCGCCCGTTTCTTGTAACCGTACTGACAATACAACGCCACCCCAACCGGAAAAAATGCAAATTTGCATAACTCCAAGCTAGTGGCAAACACACCCGCTAACACTTGCCCAACCGGGGTGCTTTGCTCCAACACAAACAGCGCCACCGAACATACCAAACTACCACCGCACGCCAACAACGCGGCCAAACAAATAACGCCTCTGTATAACTTATTAATCACCATGATTTTATTCATCCCTTTTAACCTTTTATAATTTTGTGTTTTTAATTCTTTGGTTTTCTTTTAATGGTACGGCACACCAACAATTTTTATCATTCCATCAACAAATTCATTGACTTCTTTTTGGTGTCGTTCAATCAAATGTAATTGAATATAAACAAGTAAATCTTTTATCTCCCTTCTTTTTACCACATCATCTTTTGCATCATCGTAAGAGAGCAACAAAAGATCATTAAGGAAAAACAACTTTTGCTTATAGTTGCCAGGGTTCCTTTTCAATTCTGTATCAATGTTTTTTTTGGTAATCATGATGATTTCCGTAAATGTTGGTTTTTTCCGTAGCTTTCCTGTAATGCGCTTAATACTTCCCGGCAATGTATCAAACAATCTTGTGCATCCCCGTAGGCTTTCATGTAAATGCAATGTTCTTCGCTGGCAATCAATAAAAGGTTTTCAATAGTTAAGATAACCGCCAATTTTTCCATCCCTACCACCTCATTAATGCATAAGTCTATTATTCGTGGGGTTATCAAAATATTTTACCTCGCTTATATCTAACAATGAGAACACAACAAAACCCGCTTGTTGCTGGTAGTTGGTGACAAAACCAATAACGGCGCAAACAAAACGCCCGGTATAGCGGTGTAAATGTTCATCCACCGGTTCCACCTCTAACAACTGTATATAATCCCCGGTTATATAATCTCTATCGTTGCGGCGGATTTCAAAATTCTTTTTTCCATTAACCACTTCTTGAAAATACGGTTTCTCTGTTTTTAGTAGCTGAACATAAAACATCATTTTACCCCCTGCTGATAAAATCCTTTATCCCAAATTGCATACCGTGCCACATAACCATTGGCCCGGCATTGCTTGGCAATAATTTCAAACTCTACACCAAAGGCCACCACCTTGCGGTTTTTGGCGGGGGTTAATGATTCCACATGACAATTCATTCCCTTTGATACACTCACCATCAACCTGTCACATGAGTTTGAAAAATGAATAGTCAATGTATAGCCGCTAACTAATCGGAAACGATCACCAGAACTAAGCCACACAATTGGCCCAGGCCATTTGGCTTTTTTCTTGTCGGTATCAAATCGTGTTTCAATAAAGGTGGACGCCATTTTTTTGCGGTTGAATAAAGACACGTTAGAAAATATTACCGGTGGTTGTGGTGCTGCTGGTGTTGAAAATGTGATTGCTGGTTTCATAATATCTATCCCTTTTTTTATGATTAGTTTTTATTGCTGGTTTTGTTAAAGGCCAAACTGTGTAGAAAGCGGCGGGTTATCGATTTTTTCTTGTGCCTCTTTCTTGCGCCGTACCTGTCTAAGCTCTTGATGAATGTTCATTCGCTCTTTCCAGGCTTGCGGGTCGGGTTGTTGGTTGATGTATTCCATTGTTTTGTCTCGATCCCAGCTAGAGAGCATCATTTTTGCCTGCCATTCCCTATCAATGCGGGTTTTCATATCCACTTTGTAGTTGTCTCTCTGGTCTTCTAACCACACCAACACATCATCCATTTTTCGGGTATATACCAGGCTGCGGGCAACCGAATCACGGCGAAATTGCTCTTGATCAATGGTCATTTTGTAGCCTCGATTTTGTTGGAAAACATGCGTTGTGCGGGGGTAGGGGTTGAAACACCGGAACAACTGGAACACACCAGATAAATCGACCTGTAGACCACTGCAACACTGAAAAAAGGTTGTTCCGGCGCTACCGGAACATGCCGGAACAGGTTTTTTGACCGATTGCCTGCGGCGTAGTAACGGTGTGGGCTGCGGACTGTTCCGGCAATATTGCTGTACCGGAACATTACTAGAACACGGCAGAACAAAGCCGTTCCGGTGCGTTCCAGTAAATGCATGTAGAGATGGAACGGATAAGTTATTGATTTAGTTAGTGGTATATAGTGATAAAGTGATATGTTCTGTTTATTCTCCTTATCTTTAGCCTTCCCCCCCATTTCTAATTCAATTAATAGGATTAGACCCACCACACATTTTTTGAGTACTGCCAATTTTTTTGAAATCATCTTAAACCGCCGAAAATAGCCAACAATTAATGGATGTCTGCGTAAGGCAAGACCGGTATTTTTTCAATCCAATAAAGGGGTAACGCTTGGAGTCCTTCAACATCGAACGCAGCACATGCAACGGCGCGATTTTTTGGTGTTTCTCCACACACGCTTGTTGAAACTCGTTTAATGAAATGGCAACCAAGCCTTTTTCTTTAGAGTGGTTATACCGTGGCTGTTTAATGACTTCCTTGCTGCCATCGGGTTTATGCACCTCAATCACCCCGCCGTTCAAATAAATGAACGCTTCCCAAAATTCATCAATCACCGGGTGATCGCTTGCCAATCGGCCTTGTCGATCCAAGGCGCGTTCGTGCATGTGGTCATATAACGGGTTTAGCTGTTTATCATCCAATTGAGGAAACAACACTTTTAATGCCGTGGTGCTTGCCATCACTTGTGCATGAAAATTGGTGATGCGATCGGATGTCAAACCGCCGCGTTGTCTTAGCTCATCAACATGTTTTGGATAGGCATCAAACAGGGCTTTTAAATAGGCTTTCTCATTGGCTAGCACTAACCGCAAATAACCGCCCAACTGTTTTGCCTTGAGTTGGGTAAAACGTTTGGCAATGCCTTTGTTTTCTTGTTTCTTATGGGCGGTGGTGCAATGAAAATGCACGATGCGCGATAACATCGGCGGGCTGGCTTGTACCGTGGCGTTTTGGGTGATGACAATGGCACCCCTAAAAATCAAATCCGCCGAATCCAAACCGTTGTTTTTTACCCCTCTCGATGAAATCACCCCGTTTAAATCGGTACACTTTTTGTAAACATCCCAGTTCACCTGGTTTGGGGTGCGGGCTGATCTGCCATCACCATCCACCGATTCCCTATCCGATTCCAAAAATACCACGGGTAAATTACTGGCTTGTGCCAAGCCTCGATCTTTACCGGATGCAGTGCCGGATAATAAGTCGGTGCCCTCCCAATCATCGCGGCCCAACATTTTCCACAGGGTTCTAATGAGGGTGGATTTTCCCGCCTCTGGATCACCGGTTAATTCTGCAAACGGCATTTGGCCCAATTCGGTTTTTATTTGGTGGGTGAATAAGGTGGATGTCCAAAACCCCAGCATGCCCAACCCGTTTAAATGAAACACCTTGATAAAATCATTTAGCAACCCGGTATCGAATTCATCGCCGTAAATATAGTGGGCAGATTTTAAAATGGTTTTAACCTGAACATCCGGCGCTGAAATATAGCCGTGGTCATTCACTAAAATTTCTTTTTCGTTTTTAAAACCAAATTCATTAAACACATAGGTTTCGGTCACTTGATCATAACCAATGAAAGGAATCGCCCGTACATAATCCATTTTGCGATCAAACCACTTACCGCGAAGGGTGCGCAAATCACCAGCCGAACCTTCAAAGCGTCCACCGGGGGTTTTGTTTAATAATGCATTGTTAAAGGATCGCGGGTCACTGGGGGCGGTGGATTCTAACGCCGCTAAAACCGATTGATCAGAATAGGCCATATCAATATGAAAAAAATACTTTTGGCCCTCTTCTTGTTCCGGGTTTTTCTCGATGTATAAAAAGCGGGGTACACAGTTGGAAATACTTTCGGTTGAGACATGACTTTTAAACACGTCAAAATCCCGGCCATACTTAAATTCTAAACCATCTTTTTCCAACGCCTTATCCATCGCGCCTTTGTTAACGGTAAAACGCCACAGTTGGTTGCCGCATTCCTCTAACATGTAGGTTTTCTTTTTCCAGCCAAACAATTCATAGGCCATTTTTTTCATACTGTCGGCCATGAATACCCTACCGCGCCAAATGCATTGTTTAATAAACTTTTCGTTCAATTGGTCAACCCGAAAAATGTCATCCCAATCTGCACTGCTACCGCGCCCAGTAATTGCCACCTCAAATTTCTGTTCCATGTCTTGCAGTTTTTCGGCGTAACCTTTGACATGTTGTAGCGGTTTGGGTTCGTCGTCATAGGCCAACACCCAAGTGATATCATCATCCTTGTGTTGCTCGATCAAATCCCAAGGAAAGTTGCCACAGGCCATAGCGGAAACGGCTTTTTTCTTCGCATGTAAAAATGCGATCGCATGAAAAATTCCCTCAGTGATAAACACCGTATCGCCCTTTTTAATGACCTGATTTTTCGGTTGCCAACATTTGTTGCCGTATTGAATACCAAATTTAAAATTGGATTTTTTCCCGGCGTCTTTGCTGGCGGTTTTATCAATGACTTTTTCCCAAAACCACAGCCCATCACCGAACATATCAAAGCGCACCGTATCCACAAATTTCTTGGTGCCCTTGATCGTCATTTTGCCTTGTGAATACAAACCGTTGATGTGGATGGCTTGAAACTTGCGGTTTTGGGTGAGATAGGCGCGGGCTGTTATATCGGGGTCTTTTTCGGTGGCTGGAAAACGCTTTGAAAATTCCTCGAATATTTCAGGATATCGTGCGCGCACCGATTCTGTGTAACAACATTTGGTTTCGTTGTTACAACGCAGCACACCGGGTTTATCGTGTCCAATCCATAAATTGGGTGTGTTGCAATCTGGGCACTTGCCCCGGTAAATACCGCCCACCAACTTTAGTTTTAACGTGTGATCACCCAACAAGGTTTGCCGGATTTCATCATCCAATGACAAATCAATCATTACGCGTTCCCCGTGCAAACCTGTTGTGCTTTAACGATCAACGCTTCTAGTTCGGCCTTAATCGCTGCGGGGTGGTTGGTGGTGGGGTTTAGTTTTAAGGCTTTGGCTCTGGCATCGGCGGCGGCGGCCAACACCTTATCGGCGTTGTTTAAATGCGGGTTGAGTTTAATCACATAGTTAGTGATGGCGCTTGAATTAAACAACACCCGCAAACCGCCGTTGCTAATAGGGATGGGGCCACCGCCATCCTTGCGCAATTTCTCAAAGCTGGATTTGCTCATATTCAGCTTGGCGGCGGTTTGTTCAATGGTATAGATGGGGTCATTTTCTATATCAAATGCGGGTTTATTCATGTTCAACACCTATTTTTGTAGTTTTTGTAATTAAAATTTACCAGTTTATGGAAATCTCGCCCCATTTGGGCGATACTGTCTTTTAGTGGCCGTAAATCAACGTAAAACGGCACAATTCAGCGTTAAACTGCACAAATGTGTTTAGTTTTTCGCGCTATTGAGAATATAGGCGTGAATGTGAGTATTATCAAGCAATTGCGCCGATTTATTTTACATAACGGAATAGGGAGCAAAACATGCTCAATTTGGATACATACACGCAACGCATCGCGCATGTGATTGATGCCGTTGGCATTGATGTGGTCACGGACGTTTTTAATACCTCGCAATCTCAGGTATATAGAATAAAGAAAGACGCCAGCACGCTAAGTTTTAACCGGGTGGTTGAGTTGGCAAAAGTGGCGGGCATAAATACCCAATGGATAAGCACCGGGTTAGGGGATGTCGAAAGCATCGGAAATTATTCGGTTGAAATCCCGCATCTGTTTGAAACGGATGCCGCGCCGTTTATTTTGGATCGGTATTTTTTCCATGCCGAACAAAACATGGATACCCTGTTTTCCCAAGCGGTGTTGGATGATGCCATGGAAAATTTGATGTGCTCAGGTTCCATGGTAGTCATTGATAAAAGCATCATCACCGGGAACGGGATTTTTGGCTTGATGGTGGGCGGTGTGTTTACCTTGCGCAATATCAAAGCCCAAGTGGATGGTTCAATAAAAATCAGCGCGTTAAAAGCTAATTATGATGATATGACGTTGCCAAAAGAGAGTTTGAACCTAGTAGATATTGTTGGGCGGGTGATATGGTCGGGGCAAAATCATGGCTAGAAAATCCATTTTTTTCGATGATAAACGCAATACCTATGTGGGTGAATTTCCCCGTGATGCGCTGGTGGGCTTTGAAAAAGACCGCCGTGGTATTCGCCGCACCCTTTGCAAACAACGTGATTTGGTCGGTTTAACAGAGATTCAAATAAACCAACATCTATCCAATTTGTACAGCATCAAACAACAAGAGTTCAGCAACGAGAAAAGCCACAAGGAAGCTGCAAAAAAACAAGCCAAACGCCAGAAAAAGACCTATACCATACGCCAGGCCAATAAATTATGGATGGCTGAAATGAAGGTAACCCGCGCCAAAAAAACCGTGGGGCAATACCAAAACACCATCGATTATTATTTGGATGCCAACGGCAACCATGTGGTGAATGATTTCACCTTGGATCACTCCACCGAATTTTGGAACCATTTACAGACACGCGAGAAACAAGGCGGCGGTTTCTTTTCGTTAGAAAATCAAGCCACCCATATCCGCAAATTCAATACCTTTTTAAACTGGTGTTATGACCATGAAATCATGGATAGGATGCACCGGCTAAAACGGCCAAAGGTGCCTAAGCGGGACATGCAAACCTATGATGTTGAGGAATTGCTAAGACTAGGCCAACACATTCAAACCAAAATTATTGAAACCACCGACACCGCCCGCAAGCGCGGATACATCAATATATTCCGTGCCTTTATGCTCGCCACCAATACGGCGCTTCGTTTGGGGCCAATTTGGGCGCTAAAAATCGACAACATTGAACTGGATAAACGCTTGGTGCAAATCCGCGACAATAAAGAATTGGACTGGCAAAACAAAGGGGTTAAGTGGCCAGATAAACCCATCAATGAGGATTTGTATAATTTTCTGGTAAAGGATTTGGCGTTGCGGGATCCGCAAGAGCGCTATTTTTTGGATAACGGCAAAGGCAAACCGTGGCGGGCTGATCGTAGCGACATTTCCAAATGGATGTCGACGTTATGCCAGGACATTGGGCTTGCCAAAATCAAGCCGTTTCACTGGGGTATGCGGGCCACCATTATCACCGAATTATTAACCCGTGGTGTTGACGTTCACGCCGTGCAAAAGTTAGCGGATCACGAAAGCATTGAAACCACCATGCTCTATTTTAATGATAGAAAAGTGCAACAACGTAGAGCATCGGATGCTATTCTAAACGCCTTTAGCGGTGTTGAAAATGTCACAAAAATGTCACATGTGCCGGAAAAAAACACACCCCATTGATTTGATTGAAGTTTTTAGCCTATGCCTTTGTACTCCTAAGGGGTAGGCCGGACGTTCGAATCGTCTCCGGGGCACCATCAAAAAAGCGTTAGAGCCTACAAATACAGGCTTTAACGCGCCCCATCTAGAAAATGTCACAACAATGTCACAAGCCAAAAAACACCCACTTTCGGGCAAAAATGTCACAAAAATGTCACAAAAAAGCCCGGCATAGGCCAGGCTTTATTTGCTAAAGAATTTACAACAAAATACTTAATGTTTGTAGGCTATAACCTGATCTTCAGTCAATTTGATGTAACCCGTGCATGTAATTGGTTCATTGTTCTCATTTAGAATATTTTGGATATCATTATTCACAAGCATTCCTAGTTCGCAGTAACCCCGCTGAAAACTCATTAACCCCCTTTCCGTTTCTATGTATGTATCTGGTGATGTTTTACACCCAGTTAGAAACACCGCCAAAATTATTGCAATTAATTTCATAGATCACCCCGTTATTTAGCGTTAGATTCAATTCTTATTTCGGTGTTAAAAGGCAATTGCCCGCCGTTATGGGTCATGTGCCCGAAAGTATTCATCAAGCAATGCAATTGCCATTTAGACCAACCGTTTTTATCTTCAACCTTTTTGGCTTGTGGGCTTAATTTGGGGAAAGTTTCCCTTAATTCATCATGTTGACGTTTTATTTCTTCACGCCCTGCATCGGTCAACTGAACAAAAACACATTCATTTATATTAAATTTCATAATGCACCAGCAATATTACTTCTAACAATGTTCCGTGCTTCGCTGCTGAACATTGGGTCTGGATCAAATGACATTGCCATATATTGCATTTTTTCCATTAAGGTATCGAATCTACCCAACTGCTTTTCCATGATTTTTATTTGATCTTCAATCGACATAATTACACCCCTTTAATTAAATTGAAAAAACGACACAAATTCACGATTTAGGCACTAACTTGTAGTTGCCCATTACGGATTTTAAAGCGGCTTCTACTGCTCTGCGGTGATTCTCTCTACCAGCTTCGCCCCATGGTTCACCGTCCCAACGTGAAGGGTGCCGCTTCTCCGAATATGCTTTTGAAGCAGTTTCCACCATCTCTTTAGTGATACGCATATAACCCTCTAAAAATAAATTGTAATAACGAAATATCAGCGTTTAAGACCTTCGATTATGGTTAACGCTTCATCTAGTGCGGCGTCTAGGTCGTAGTGGTACACAACATGAAACCCTACCGGAGTATCCGGGTAGAATTGTATCTCTATGATAAAATCCCGCCCCACCATCACGTCAATAACGTCAGGTATTGCCGCGTCTACGTTTAGATATTGCTCAACTGATTGGTACACGCTCCGGTGCAAGTTGAATGATATTTCAACCGAAGCACTGCACGCCTCTACTAGCTTCTTGATTTTTTCGTTAGTGCTCAAAACTATATCTCCCTACATATCTTAAAATTAATGTGCCTTAGATTTTGCCGCTTTGGCGTTAGCTTTTGCTACAAAAGGTTGAAGTTTTGCTATAGTTTCGGTCTGAACTTTTAAAGTAATACAATCAAGCGTTGGCCCCTTAAACTGTTCATACTTAAAGCCAGCGTTATCCAGAATTTTCGTAAATATTGATAGCTTCCATTCGTCTATAACTACAGCTGCTTTTTTCATTTGTTATTTCCACCTCTGATAATTGTATTTTTTAAAACGTCCCACTTATTATAGAAAATCTACCGATTTAAACAAGCATTAAAACACGCTACAGGCCACGTTTTTAAAGGGCTTCAAGAATATTAACAACCCGCAAAACCACAAAAATACTCGCCGCATTTTCAACGCCGTTTTAAAGCCCATACGCTACGTTCACGGCGCTCTATTTTATTCCAACCTATGCATTCCATGAAAACCGAAACAGCCACACAGGCCACGGAATCCGGGCCTATGCCTATATAGTTCATTTCCGTAACCATAAAAACACGAAAACGCGGCAGGCGTGGGGTGGAGTGACCGCCCCTGAAATTGTATTTATAGCGGGTTGATTTCGTCTTGCTGGGGGCCATATTTAGGGGGCTGTGGCGGCGTTGGTTGTTTACCTGTACCAACGCGCCACTAAAAATAGAGATGAATAGAATTGAATCTAGGGGTCAGTAGAAGGCATCAGCGTTTTAAGCTTGGTTTGTAAAGTGGTGGCGTTGGTTGCTGTGGTTACAAAACCAACGGTTTGAACCACGGCTGTCGTTGTTCCTGCTAGCCCGGCATGGGTGTGGCTGTGGGTTGATAATGCGGTTGCCAAATCATTTACTAGCGCGAGCAAATCAGAGAACAACGCCAACACATCATTGGTTTCATCCCCCATTGTTATCGCGGTGGATTTTAGTTCCAGTGTTGCCGCCTCGATCTTTTTCAATTGGGTTATGGTCTCGACATCATCACCCGCCACCGTTGTTTTCTTGTCACGGCAAACCACTTGGTTTAAATCACTGCCAGTGGTTAAGTTAAGGTTATCAACCGCCGATAAGTTAGCAGCGCCACCGCTCACCAATTTGAGCGCGCCCATTGCCTCAATAAGCTTTACGCCTGCAACCAATTCAATCGAATGTTCATCCACCTTTTGTGTGCTGTTGTTATAGGTTTCAACATTATCATCCGCATCAATGTTTCTAATCCGTGATGTGTCGGTGATCGCGCCATGTGTTTCACGGCTCCAATCACCGCCGCCATTCACCTTTTGATTAACGCCGTTACTGTGTGCCCACAACATATCACCGGTGGCAAGTTCTGGCATGCCCAACCCGTTGCCAAGGATAGAGCGGATAAATAACAAATCCGGTTTGCCATAACCAAACGCAATTTCAACAATGGTGCCCGGTTCTGGAAAACCAAAGTGCCCGCGTTCTATGCCAGCACATGCCACCGGCAACGGAACGGCGCGGTATATGTCCAACGCGGTATCATCATCACCATTAGCCAATAACACTTGTATATCGACGGCATAGCGCGGCCTGAAAGCTTCGCTTAATCCTGGTTGTGTTAAAGGATCGGATACAGCAACCACCCGCGCAAACATGGGTAAATGATAATTACCCGATAACGCGGGAAACATCCGCAACACAATTTTTTTTATCGCATTTTCCAAGGGTTCTTGCTCCACTTTATATTTAGATGCACACCATCCAATTGAACATGGGTGATGATGTTGCCATCATCCAACATCACACCGGGGCGCAATCGCGGAAAAACCGGCACCCTTGCCGAATTATTAACACCGTGGTTGGTTTTCCATTTCACCGGCAAATTCACCGGGCTTTTACTCGCCCAAAAACTATGCGCCCAACTACCAACAAAAATTTGGCCGTTGCCTTGTTGTTGCCAAATCAATTGATCAATAGAGAAAACATCCGCAAACGAATCAAGGCAATGATAACCCCCGGCCATCGAATAGAACGCCGGGGCTTTTGTTTTTGTGTATGGCTCATTGGGCACAACAAAATCAACGCCGGTTTTCTGATTAATGGCGTTCAACACCTCCACCATAGTTACATTGCGTAAACTTAACGGGATTTTGTCGCTAAGAACGGCGGAAATCTCCCTACAAAATATTTTTTGTTGAAAGTTATCAACCGTCATGCTGCTTTCCACGATTCCAACAAAAAACCGTTGCAAATTATCACTATCATAACCAAGACTAAAACGAACAAGACCAGATAAAACAACATTCGATTGCACCACAAAAACAGCTCTACCAGGGGTGAATAAATCCAACTGAACATCATCCGCCACAATTTTCTTGTCATCGCCGCCCACCTCTAAAACCTTAAACAGCCTCATTTCAGTTTATCTTCAAAAAATTGCAGTACGGTTTCAAACCCGGTCAACTCCACCGCAGGTTCATCTTGTGTGGTGGATGCCACAGGGCCAACCGATTCCCCATCGGCTTGTTGTTCTTCAATGATCGGTTCATCTTGTCGCAAAAGGTTTTTTTCGGATGTGCTTAAATGTTCCGTTAACACAAAATAAACCCGCCATGCTCTTTTGTGTTCAG